CTCATGCGTCTGATGATTGCTGAGGCAGGCGGAGAAGGTGAAGTTGGAATGGCAGCAGTTGGCAGATCAGTTCTAAACAGAGCAGGTCTAATTCAAAGTGGAGAAGTTCGTCCTGGCATGTTCAACGCCACAAGTGGTAGCATCATGGACGTTATCAACGCATCTGGACAATATCAACCAGTAAGTCAAGGAAAACTCAAGAGAGATCTTTCTCCAGAAGAAAGAGCAAGAGCAAAGAAAGCACTTGAAATGGCAAGAAACCAAGCATCTCTTCGTGGTAATCTAGAAGCACAGGGTATGGCTTCTGGAGACATCAATAAGATCATGGCATCTACTGGATTTAGAACTAAAGATGCTTTTTATGATAAGTCTCAGGAAGTAAATGTTACTACTTTAGGTGCTCATAGATTTAATACTGCTGGTAATGCCAAGATGCTTACTCCAGGTGCTGAAATCAAATCTGGTGCTCAAGCAGGAACTGGAATGGCAACATTTGGTGAGACTGGAAGAGTATTCAATGAGGCAGGTTATGTTCATGGACATTTCCAATCAGATACTGGAACAAAAGCAGATGTTGTGAATGATGTCCTCCCTATTGTTAGGGGACTTCTAAATTCTGGTGTTACAGATGTTTCTATTACGAGCGGAGAAACATTTAGAGCAAACATGTCCGATGCTGAAATTAAAGGTTTAATTGAAAAAGGAATTGCTAAGCACACTCATAGTGGAACTGGAAAATCTGTTGATATTTTTGTTCCAAAAGGCACAAAAGTTCCTTTCCCACTTGCTGATGTAAAGAATACTGGTGGTAATGGAGGAATAACTGGAATTCTTCCTGGTTCTGGTAAAACTTGGGTAGGACATTTAACTCCAGATTCAAAATCTGGTGGAAAAGCACATTCTCCACAAGAACCAAATATGGCAGGAACTAACACTCCTGGTCCACAAGCAGCTGCACCTACTGGACAATATAATATTCCTGGAGCACCTGAACTATCAAATGTTCTGAATGCTGCTAATCCAAATACAGGAACACCTATGATGGCAACATCCGCACAAGTTGCTATGGCAGGTGCTGCTCCTTCTGGCGGCGCTCCTACTATTATCAATAACTATTATGGTGGAGGAGGTCAGCAAGGTGGTGTAAATCCAAATGGTGTTTCTGCTGGTATTGGTATGGAACAGACTGGAACTGCAATCTTCCAAGATTTAAGAATTAGGGCACTTGCATAATGGAACAATTTCAGAATATAACAGACTTTTCGTTAAAGAGTGTTTCTATTGCTCCATTAGGTGAAACTGATGGGTATGAAATTAAGCAAATGATTGGCACGTTTGCATATGTTGAGAGTGTTACAAGTCCATTTGCTGCAGCAACTTTAACTGTTGCAGATAGTGCTGGATTGTTGAATGATCTCCCTATTCAAGGCGGTGAGACTGTAAAAGTAGTAGTCCAGACTAGCATCAAAGAAGATCCAGAAGAATACGTGATGCAAGTATGGAAAATAGGAAATAGATATGCCAAGAATAATACTCAAGCATATACGTTGGGATTAATTTCCGTGGAAGCACTTAATAATGAATGTGTAAGACTTATTAAGCGTATAGAAGGATCTGGTGATTCTATTGTCAGTAGTATTTTAAAAGATGATCTAAATTCAACCAAAGAATTTTTCTCAGAGTCTACAGAATTTAGCATTAAGATGCTTCCAAACAATAGAAGACCATTTGACGTAATTTCTTCTATTGCGGTGAAAAGTGTGGCAAAAGGAGGAACGACAACGCCAGGAAGTTCACAAAAATCTAAAGGAAGTAACGAAAAACAAAAAGTATCTGGCACCGCTGGATTTTTCTTCTGGGAGACAAAACGTGGTTACAACTTCTTCTCTGTTGATAGTTTACTGAAACCAGACGAAGAAAGTACATGGGGTCCTTATATTGAGAAACCAGCAAATATAAGTGACGGAGCAGACGATAGATTTACAATTTCACAATCAACATTTCAATCTGAAGTTGATGTAATGACTGCGATGAGAAAAGGAAAGTATTCTACTCTCATGGTATTTTTCAATCACTCAACTGGTCAGTATCATGAATATCATTACAGTCTTGAGAATGCCTACAAAGATATGAAACATTTGGGAGCACAAAATACTCCATCTCTAATAAAGTTTGGTGACAAAAGTATTTCAGATTATCCAACTAGAATTATATCTACGATTCTAGATCATGAATCATGGTATAATGATGCTGGAATTGCCTCATATGAAGAGGAAGATCAAGCAGATAGTCCTAGTGAGTTTTGTGATTTTCACAAACATTACGCTGCACAATCTATCATGAGATATGAGTTGCTAAAACAGCAAATTGCTACTATAGTGATTCCAGGTAATTCTGAAATTTGTGCTGGAGATAAGATTAATATCAAATTAGTCAACAAGACTCCAGGTGAAAGAGTAAAAGAAGAACCCTATGATCAAGAAAGTAGTGGAATTTACTTAATTCAAGAAGTTACACACACATATGATAGCACACGATCAACAAATGGAAGATTTGTCACTACTCTACGTCTCATGAGAGATTCTTATGGAGATGTAGAATCAAATCATGGCACTAAATAATGTATACGGAGGTAACTAAAAATGGAAAATATTCAAGCACATATTGAACAGGATAAGAAAATTCTTGACGATCCTACAATCTCCCCACAAATGCGTCGTCACACACAAGAAGAGCTTGCTGATCTAGAAGCATATGCAGAGCGTCATCCTGAAGACGACCATGATCCCACTTCGCTTGAGTTATTTTGTGATTCAAATCCAAATGCGCTTGAATGTAGAGTATATGAAGACTGATTGATATGGACCAGTTAGTATCTCAAATATTGCCAACACAGAGAATCGGTAATGACGGATTCCAATGGTGGGTAGGTCAAATTGAAGGAACTGCCTCTGATGAACAAAATAATAAAGGTGGTTACAGATTTAAAGTAAGAATAGTTGGCGATCATCCTGGTGATCCTGAACTAGTCGGTACTGATGATTTACCATGGGCAAATGTGATGATGCCTGTAACTGTTCCATTTATTCCTGGAAATAAAGGTGGAGCACATCCACAATTAGAGATTGGATGCTGGGTTGTCGGTTTCTACATGGATACCGAAAAGCAAAAACCAATCATCATGGGGTCTATTGGACAGACTCCTGGTGCTACCAAAGTATTTGTAGAAAGAACACCAGATACTCCTCCATTTGTAACAGCAATTCCTCAAATCAAAGCGCACAAAGAAGGATCCCCAAAGCAAAAAGGAACCGAAAAAAATACTGCTACTGGAGGATTGACTGATGGAACAAAAGATGGTGATGGAAATGATAGGGTAGCACCAACAGAAGAGTTAGCAGCACCACTAAAGAATGAAACACAACAATCAGAGAATTGGTGTCAGTCAAAGGCAGAGAAATGCGATCAAGATGATATGACATCTCAACTCTCTGGTATTATGGGCGAGTTTCTTTCTGCTGTTCAGAATAATGGAGGAAATATTGGAACAGATTTAGTCAATAAAGCAACTGGTGGTTTGATGGATGGCGTCAACATCGCTAGAGGGTATGTCAATAAAGCGATGTCAGTAGTTACAGAATTTGTAGCTAGAGTAAAAGGATTTGTTATTGAAAAACTTACTGCTGCTGTCAAAGATCTGATTAAAGCACTACTATATCCATCTGAAGATGGAAATGCTTTAACTCCTGTTACTGAATTTTTCAATAACCTTTTAAAACAGTTGGGATGCTCTATGGCAGATCTTGGTGATCGCCTAGCAGAATTCTTGACAGATTTGTTGATGAGTTACGTAGAGCAAATTTATAGATCTGTAGCATGTCAAATTGATGCTCTGGTTAATGGTATCATATCAAAGATTAACTCTTTAATGGAAGAACTTCTCAATAGTGTTCTTGGTCCATTAAATGATATTCTTGGTGCAATTGCTGCTCCTCTCAATATTATTGGTGGTGCTATTAATTTTGTTTTAAATCTTCTTGGTATTTCATGTTCTGGTCCAGACAGAAGTTGCAGCAAAACTAAGCAAATTTGTACTAATGGTGCAGAGAAATTGGATGAAGAGGGAGATTTCTTAGACGATCTATTAAATGGTATTGATAACTTATTCCCATCTACTGGTGCTGACTATAATCAGTATGTTTGTGGAGAAGCTTTTACAGGAAAACCATTAGATTTTACCGTAGTTGGATTTACTGGTGGCATTCCAATTACTGGAGGATCTACTGGCAATATTCCAGAATCTGAAATAGGTAGCGGATCAGAAACAGGGGATGACAATAACGGCGTAAAACAGAACAAAATCATTACGTATAATATAAGTGATATTACTGTAGAAGAAGGTGATGTTGCAGAATTTGTTGTTACCAGATCTGGATATACCGAAATATCTTCTTCTCTGAAATATAAGACTTTGAAATATAGGGGAAGTGCTAGAGAAAATCAAGATTATCTACCAGCAAATGATATTTTAGGATTTGCTCCAGGCGAAACACGAAAATCAATTTTTATTAGAACAGTTACTTCTTCTGAAAGAGAAGGACCAGAAGATTTTTATCTTATCTTAAAAAAGAATACACCACTAGTTGGCAGCAAAGCAAAGTCAGTATTTCAAAAGAATGTTGCTATCTGCACAATTACAGAAGCAGATCTAAGAGATTCTACAAATCCTTGGAGAGGTCCTACAAAAAATCCATTTGATGATTTGGGAGAAGTTTTTACTGATAATGTAACAACGGTTGATATCGTTACTGATCCTGATCAAAGAGATACTCAATCTGATATTCAAGTAGACTCTAATAATGATGGTTTAGATGATACAACTGGAAACGATATTATTCAAAGTGTAAGTGTTGTTGCTGATAGAGATACTTGCCCCGAAGGTGAGTTTATCACATATACTATTACTACTACAAATATAGAAAATGGTACTACTTTATTCTATACATTATCTGGAAATGATATTACTCCAGATGATATAGTGGGAGGATCTACGACTGGAAGTTTTGTTATTAATTCAGATTCTGCTAAAGTTGTTATTGGTATTGAAGATGATGGTGTTGTAGAAGATGCAGAAGTGCTGAGGTTTAATATTAATGGAAGGAGTGCTTTTGCTGATGTAATTATTACTACTTCGGATAATGATGATGATTTTGATGAAGGAGTTGGAGATGGAACAGAAATTTCATTTAATGATTTTACATCTCCGTCTGTTAATACAAATAATATTGTAACAGATGAAAATGGTGGAATCATTTATATTCCTGTTGATAATCCAGGTGATCCATGGGCAGAACCTCCATATGTATTCATTACTGGTCAAGGAATTGGCGCAACAGCATCAGCTCTACTAGATGAAAAGGGTTATCTGACAGAGATCCGCATAAATTCTTCTGGATATGGTTACAAAAAGAATTTACCACAGACTACTGGCAAGAGATGTATTATTGATACATTTACTGTTGTTAGACCAGGAGTTCAGTATTCTGAAAAACCAACTATCTATGTAAATGGAAGAACTGATGTAGCAGAAGCAACTATCAACGAAGATGGTTTTGTTATTGGTGCTAGAGTTCTTGACAGAATAACTACATACGATAAGTTTCCTGAAATTATTATCGTTGGTGGTGGAGGATATGGAGCGAAATTATTGCCATCGTTAGTATGTCTAGATGAGCAAAATCTTGCTACTATTGGTTCTACCAAAATTGGAACAGGTCGTTACGTTGATTGTCCATAATGTCAAATCAAAAACCAGCTTCA